GAAAAGCCCTCAAATCAAACGCTAGACCCCTTGTGGGAGGGGGCGGGAGCGATTCCCCCCACCCTATCCCCGCAAATACAAACATTTTTCTAACATACGCTTGGTTTTTCTTGCAAAATAACGTCAACGCACTATTATTAATAACGCTAAAGCAAACAAAAGGAGACTGCTAATGGCATACCGAGACAACAACCCCTTCGCCCCGAAGGACATCGACCCTACCCTCGCCTCGTTTGGCGAACGCTCTGACGTATCACTGAAAGGCTTGGTAACCAACCAACACTTCTCAGAAGAGACCATCTGCTTCAAGGCGACGGTATACATTCGTAACAAGCGGATGTTCTGTGCCGAGAACGACGGCCAAGGTGGAGCGAACCACTACTTCCCACTGAAGAAGCAATCACAAGAAGACTTTTACAAAGCGATCAAGATTGCATCTCACGAAGCACGCGAATACATGCTGGCCAAGTACCGCAACGAAGAAGAAGAGTTAATGAAAGACTTCATCATGGATTCTATTAATCGCCATGGTGAGGATGGCAGCACTTCGCTTGGCCTGTTGGATTGGCTGATCACTGACCTGATCAACGAGCGTCATGCGCTGAAGGAACTTCGCTCACTGCTCAAGCGCAAGATCACTGTTTACGATCCTGCAAAAAATGAGGTGTCTTCATGGCCTTCGACTGCCAAGCCGACCAAAGAAAACGTAGAGCGATACAGGGAGCACTTCGTTAACACCAAACCTGTTGATAATTCCAAGGATTGGAAGTGGATGAACATCATCCCCGAAGCTGAAGCGTACAAGTATTGGAGGACTGCGCGATGAGAACGATAACAATGAACAATGAGCTTTGGGTTGAAGTCATGTCTGATCTAGCGGTGATCTTAGCCGAAGACTATGGCGATGGGCTTGACGTTGTGGTGGATGAGAACGGTGACGAGTACTACACCGAAGAATCTCAAGAACGTTTCAACAGTTACACCGACGAGGCTGAGTCAATCATGGTTCGCCTTGGTTTCATTTCGCAAAACAGGGAGGAGTCATGAGTTCAATCGACGGCAAGATTTCCTGTGACCGCTGCGGCGAGTACAACCATGAGCGCAGCATGGTTTTTTATGGCAAGACGGCTATGTGCTTTAGCTGCGATGACGAGGTTGAAGAGTTGGACTCATTTGTTGCCTGCGAATCGGACGCATCCGAAGACATCTTCTTCCCTTGTGCCGAGTGCGGGACGATGACTGCAGAGCACATGCTTGCGCCCATTCCAACGTTTGCGTCGGGCACTCGCAAGTGCTGTCCGATGTGCTACAGCGAATGTTACGAAGACCCTCGTGGCATCCCAACTGAATACACCATTAGCTACATTGAGGTAGTCAAGCATGAGGTAAAAGTGATGGGTATGAGCCGTTCCCAAGCGGAGCGAATTGTTCTGTCAGGCAAGCAGGCTATAGAGCGTAGGACTCGTTTGCCTCAAACCATTGGTAAGTCAATCACGAGGGATGGTTCATGAGAGTCCTTGACCTATTCTCTGGTATCGGTGGGTTCTCGCTTGGATTGGAGGCGGCGGGTATGACAACCGTTGCCTTCTGTGAGCGTGACCCGTATGGCACCGCCATTCTCAACAAGCATTGGCCTGATGTGCCTGTGCATAGTGACGTAAGGAATTTAGATGGAAAAAAATACGCCGGATCAATTGACGTTGTTTGCGGGGGATTCCCTTGCCAACCATTTTCAGTCGCAGGAAAGCAGCGAGGCAAAGACGATGACCGTCACCTCTGGCCGGAAATGTTACGAGTCATCCGTGAATCCAAGCCTAGATGGGTCATTGGAGAAAATGTTTCTGGGTTCGTTCGCATGGCACTCGACGATGTGTCACTTGACTTGGAGAACGAAGGCTACGAAGTCAGGCCGTTTGTACTACCAGCTTGTGCCGTCGATGCGAGACACCGAAGAGACAGGGTCTTCATCATCGCGTACAGAAAACAATCTGTGGGCGACACCGAGCACGATGGACTACCTGCCTCAGAGATCGCCAGAGGCTCTGGACAAACTGAAGCAGGGTCAACGCAAGGGTCGATCAAGGCCGTCGAATCTGAGGGAGCAGGTAGACCCTCAAACCATGGAGCGATGGTTGTGGCCGACACCCACGGTGAACGGCAACTACAACGCGAAGGGTGCAAGCAAGAAGTCGGGCGATGGTCTGGCGACGGCGGTGAAGAGACAATCGCTATGGCCGACGCCACTGACGCGGGACTACAAGGGCGGGAGATCGCCGGAGACGTTGAAGGCGAAGGGTCGCACACCGACCAACAGTTTGCCGGATTCGGTTACGCATCAGGAAGGACAGAGTGGACCTCTGAACCCGCAGTGGGTCGAATGGCTCATGGGGTTCCCAATCGGGTGGACAGAATCAAAGCCTTAGGCAACGCAGTTGTTCCCCAATTAATTCAAATCATTGGCGAGTTGGTACTCGCTGCAGACAAAGACATGTACGGAGATATTCAATGACAAACCTTAGGATTCGTTTTGTGGACGGCAGGGATGACTTGGTTGTCCCAACCCCAATGAACTACGGCAACTACTGGAGCATGTTCCAGTATCTATCTGAGTTGTTACGCACCAGATGCATCCATGAAGATGAGATCAAGGACGTGACCACGACTCAGCTTCCGACCACGGAGGCTGAATAGCGATGTCTGATCTGCTCACATCAACGGAGCCGTACTTCAAAGAGACTCGTGGTGGGATGAGAACCAACTCATCCACCATGCACCAGCACAAGGTTGAGCGTGAGTTCACTTGTGCGTGGTGCGGTGAGAAGTTCATGAGCATCCAGCCATCAGCCAAGTATTGCAGTGCGGCTCATCGCCATGCTGCTTTCAGGTCAGTACCAAGGCTTGGCAAGCCCAAGGTGATACCGAGGCTGAAGAGGAGAGGGAAGGGCTATCGCCCACCGCTTGCTCTGATCCGTCAGGATTCTTGATCTAGGCCTTCCTGGAACTCATCATCATCGTCCTGGAACCCCTCATCTTCGAGTTCATCCTCAAGATCGAGGGGTTCTTCACCCTCGACCGCGTCTTCACCCTCAATCTCCTCATCCCCCTCAATCTCTTCATCGCCCATGGGTTCATCCGCAAGCTCACCCTCAACCACCACGCCTGCGCGTTGTGCGCTTTGTGCCCGTTGTGCTAGGGCAGGCGCAAGCTGATTCTTTTCAATCAACTGCTGCAACCTAGACTCAACCTCTGACCTATCCATCTGATCGATACGTCCGTGCTTGATCTCTTTCTTATCCACCATCAGGCCCGCAAGTTTTGCTCTGCCGAGTTCTGCGGTAACGGCTGCGCCATAAGACCCATCTTCAACAGCAGCGTCTCTGATCATCTGCAGGTCACGAGCAACCTTATCGAAAGTGATTTCAAACTTTTTCTGCTGCGCCTCCTGGAGTTCACGAATCTTGGTTTGCACATGCGCGTATCTCGGATCATTCAAAAGTATAGACGCTGCTCTTGCTGGGCCTGCATACCCTGCTCTGTGTGCTGACTCTGTGTTGGTCAGATCGTGATACACATAGTGCTGAATAAACGCCTGTTGTTTCTTCGTAAACACAGGCTCCTTGAACGCCTCAATCGCATGCCGCTTTGTGCTGTTGATCATATCGACTGACTTGATCGCTTTGTCTTCGTTTTTTGCCATGCCGCTCATCCTATCAACCCATCCCATAAACTAGTAAAAAAAATTTTTTCTTTTCTTCCCCCCTCTTCAAAGAAGGGAGTAAGGGGTTATCCCGTAGGGGAGATATTTATATCTCTCTCCCCTTCTTTAGAAGTGCACCTATGCACCTATGCACCTGCCCTTATAAATCAATGACTTACGAGCCGTAGGTGCATAGGTGCAAGCAGGTGCACGCTGCACCTATGCACCTGCTTGCACCTACTATATAAATCAATGACTTACAGACTTATCCACAGGGGTAGGTGCAATTTGAAAAACCCCCATTGCACCTACTGATTTTGGGTAAACCGGCTGTTCCGCCGACCTCGAAACTACTTTAACTTTCGCCTGTAAGTTAATTGCGATACCCAATTCAATCATGCTTGCTCCGCACCACAATCCACCCCACGATCTACCCCTTTATCTACCCTGTGATCCGTGATCAGGAGCGCATCTCGACCACAGTTTTTGCACCCGCTTTTGGGGTAGTCCACGAGGTAATACTGCACCCTGCAGACGAGGCATTCGATGTGCCATTCGTTCACCACGACAGCCTTCACACCAGACCCTTTATCCGCACAGCCTTCCCTGTGCCGCCTGACCCTTTGCTCACCTCGAGCCTGTACATTCGCGTCACCTGATACACCTCTTCCGCTGTCAGTCCCAGGCGCTGGGCTATCTCTGCCCGCCTCAGTCCATGCTGCATGAGGCTGATAATCTTCCGCTCGCGCTCTGCCGCATCCATCTTTTCGCTCTTTTCTTTCATTCGCATCCGAATCCTTATTGCATTTCCCATCTAACCGCGCTTTACATTCCTTTGTTGCTGCCGTATTGTCCGCCGTACACGAAGTCTCCTTAACTGAGTGTTTGCCCCGCTTGGCGTCTTTATCCTTTTGTATGTCTTGCGGGGCTTTTTTATGCCTCCCACTTGAGCTTCTGCTGCAGCGGATGCGTGTCCACTCTTGGCCTACTCGGCACGCTCCAACCCTGACCAACTTTAGTTGTCGCTTTGCCTATGCACCGCCATCCTGCGCCTCGTAAGCTGGCACCGCCCTCTGATTCTAGGGTATATGTGATCAAGCTTGTGTATCCCATCGAACGCGCAGCCTTCCACGCTGTTGCGTAGAGCATCGAGCATGCGTTTCTCGTGCCGTCTGTGCAGCACCGATTGACCTCAAGCGTCCAGCCGTCATCAAGATGCCTGGCCACAGGCCTGCCGACTATGGCTACGCCTCGCACCACATCCTCTTGTGACACGGCCACACAGAACTTTGCACCAGGCACCGGCTTGTGATGCCGATGATGCTCAGATACAAAAGAGTTTGCCTCATCCAAGTTGATGGGTGTAACGGTCAGTTTGCTCAAACCCCACACATCCCATCGCACTCGTCACCAAAGTCCATAGTGATCTGGTCTTCCGCGGGATCAGAAAGATCTGCGTCCTTGAGCGGCACGAGTGATCGGTGTATGTAGATCTTGCTCGTTGTGCCCCTGAAGTTATCGCGTATGTGCTCGTCCACCTGGACGGCTTGGGCCCATGACTTCTCGTCGGTTGCTTTCATCTCGCGCCAGAAGGCGTTGTCATGATAAGGACAGAATGTGCATGCGCTTTTCTGGGGTAGCTCGTTGTACCCGTTGTCGCGCATCCAGCGCAGGCAGTGCCATCGTGACATACGGGTTTCGATCAACGGCCATCGGTTGTTGCACCACTTCTCTGGCGCATCCTTCATCCGCTGTATCTCGTCGGTGCTGATACCTATCCACTGCTCGACTGTATCTGCTGGGATACGCTGCCCTTTCTTGTAGCCTGCCAGTTCACGCAGCTTGCGCTGTATCGGCGTGACCTTGTAGTCACGGGTACATTGACGCATCAAGATGCCCTCACCCACCCCGCTTGGCGATGCGGTGAAGAAAGGCGGCGATGCGCTTCTGTTGTCTGGGTTCATGACATCTTCAAACAGATTGCCTCGCGTCACACGCAGAACGGGAAACGGTAGCTGTGTTTCCAGCCAGTCTAGCCATTCGTATATGTGATCGGGTTCCGCTTGTGTGTCTGCGAAGATCGCGTAGTCAGGCATGGGTGTGATCTCACCCTTCGCTGCCATCAACGCCATCACGCTCGACTGTACGCCTGCGCCCAGGCTGATTACGGTTAGCTTGCTCATTGTTAATAATCTTTCGGCGTAATCAACCGCACATCTGCGCTGTCTTCATATCTATCAGTTGGGCCTTTATCTATTTCGTAACCCCACAAACCTTCATTTTCTACTTTGTTGTTGTAGAAACGATTAAGTTTTTCTTCTGCCTCATGCTCGTCTTTAGCTTTAACCAGAACCCAATGAGTTCCACTATAATTAACTCTATATCCAAATTCTTTTTCATCACTCATCTTATGCCTCCCAAGGCCTTGTCATTTCATTTGATTCCAGATAATGCCACACAGCAGAACCTGGAATTGCATGCGTCTTGACGATGCTGCCCTTGTACTTCTGCACATACGACACAGCTTTCATTGCAGATTTTTCTCCACTAGCTAATCCAGATTTACTCAAAGCCTCCTTGGCCAAGAGTTCTAGCTCTTTGCGCTTGTAGAACTTTGTACTGCTCATCGCATCAACCACGATCCCAGCGATTTTGACTTCATCGTCCTCTGTCAGCGCGGGTTTTGTGTTGCGCGGCGTGAACTCATTCACCTTCCAAATACCATCACCAAAGTCGAAGCTGGCCAGATGTTCTTTAGGCTCCATTGCGTTACGCGCCTCGTAGAAGATAGAGACATCGGGCTTCTCGCCGCTGAGCTTGATGCCGCTATCGAACCATCCTGCGAATACGCTACCGCCCCGTGCTGACATGAACGATTTATCATCTGCCCGTTCTTTACCTGTATGGTGGGCGATGACCACGCTGATACCGTGCATGTCGATCAGCATATCAACACGGTCTAGGAGCTTTCGTATCTCTGTGTTGGAGTTCTCTTCGCCGTCAAAGAAGTTGATGATCGGGTCGATCATGACGATGTCGGGCTTGTGAAACTCTATCTCTTGGCTGAACTGTTCGATGTCTTGGTCGCGCATCAGGTTCTTGCGTAGCCTGCCGCTGATGATCAGGTTGCTATGCCCCATGGACAACAGTTCCTGATCGAACTCAAAGCGCCGATAGTATGTGTCGATACGTCGCTTCAAGAACTCTGCGATGATCTCAGCCTGGAACCACATAACCTTGAGTGGGCGACTGAACTCGACATCCATAAAGTCTGTGCCAGTGGTTGCTCCTGCTGCGAAGGCACCAAGCCAGTTGGATTTACCAATCTTTGGTTTGCCCAACAGCAGCACCCGACTCTTCTGGAATATGAAAGCATCGCCCCAGTACTGTTCGATGCCATCGTCGGTCATGCTTGACCATTCATCAGCATTGAATGCTTGCAGCCCTAGTGGGCCAGAGGTTTTTTCTTCTTCATCATCCGT